TCTCATTTTTTCAGTTTCTTTCTCGATTTCAGTGTCATCTTTGTCACCGTCTTCGTTTCCAGCACCTGTTTCTCCGTCAACGTCTTTAGCTTCGTCAATCTCAACGTCTACATCAACGTCTTCAACATCCTCTACTTCAACATCATCTCCAACTTCTTCCTCTTCGAAGTCTTCGCCTGCTTCAATTGTTCCGTCTGCTACTAAATCTTTAATAACATCCTCAATGAATCCTTTTAAGTCGTCTTCTGACATATCTTCTAGATCAATTTCTTCATCGTCGATTTTGTCTTCTTCGTCTTCTTTCTCGTCTTTCATACCGTCAAGGTAGCCTTCTTCTTCAGCATCAGTTCTAGCATCTTCAGTAATTTCTTCTTCTGATACTGCTTCTTCTGATTCAGAAACTTTCATGTCTTTAAGTTTGTCTTCGATATCTTCTTTAGCATCTTCGAATCCATCCTTATAACCTTCTTGTTCAGCGTCTGTACGAGCGTCTTCATCCAATTCAAGTTCAGCAAGTAATTCGTCAAGGTTAATTTCATCAAGCTCTTCTTTAGCTTCTTCTACTTCTTCTTTTACCTCTGTTTCTTCTAAATCAGCTTCAACTTCTTGGATTTCAGTTTCTTCAACTTCTTCCTTGTCCATTTCTTCTAATTTTGCAGATAACATTGACTTAAGATGAGGTGTAAAAGCTTCTTCTAGAGCAAGCTTAGCATTTGCGATAGCAGTTTCTTTAACAGCTTTAGCATCGGCAATTGCTTCTTTTAACAAATCATTGTTTGCCATAATCTCAAAATTTAAATTTGTGAAATACGATTATTAAGAATCGTAATAGGGAATAATTTTATATCGGTGTCATATTCAAGTTCATGACACATTGCAGTTATACATATATGGAGAGATATTAAAATATAAAAGCCCTCAAAAAGAGGGCTTAAATCTATAAAGGTTATTTATAGAGAGGTTAAGTTATAGGACATGATCCTTTTGAACAAAGAATTTCATGTACTATTTTATTTACATTTGTATAATCGTAAGTAATAACATTTTTACCTTCATTTAATGTGTGCATAAATGAACCTGGATTGGATGGGGTTGAAACAAAATCCCAACATAGTAATTCAAAGTCATCTTGTACTTCCATTACACCTCCATTTTGTTCTAATGAACCCATACCACGAGAAGATACACCCACAGTAACACCACTTTTGATAAGTTCTTTAAGTATATTACCTGAAGGGGTAGGTAAAATTTCTATTTTACCCATTACATTATCTCCATCCCACCAATAATCTGAGATTAAGTGAGATACATTTTTTAAATTAATAACAGTGGATTCTGGGTGGTCTAATTCTCCCATTGCACGTCTTTGTTCAATAAGTTCATTATATTTATCCATTTCTCTATTCCATAGATCTTTTGAATAATATCGACCATTTCCATTTTTTACTTCAGCCGTAGCTAAAATACCCTCAACTAAAAGATTTCCACTTTCTTTATTAACATTTTCAGTTAATTGAGAAGGAGATACCTTTATAGTATGAGTTTCTATTAATAATTTTTTACTCATTATTGTTTAGCTATTTGTTGAATAATCAGAAGTTGATTGTCCTACTTTTTTAGGATCTCTTTCTCCAGCATCACCTTTTGTTGGGTTATTTTTATCATTCCAACTTACAGCATCCATTTCATCTACTACTTCAGCTTTTTGGTATGATTTCCCACACATTTTTTCATACATTTTTTCCATCTTGCTTTTTCTTTTTTCTAAAAGCTTGATTTCTTTTTGCATTGCTTTCATTTTAGATTTGTCAATTAACTCTTTAAGATTATCATCTTCATTAATTGAACTTACTCTTTGAATTTTTTCATCAATATGGTTAGATAAAAATTCTAGTTGGGCTTCTAATTTTGTGATATCACCAGCTTTTCCAATTTCAGCTAATTTAGTTTCAATAGATTCTTTTTTGGTCTTTTTAGATTTTGTTGCCTTAATAGCTTTATCTCTGGCAAGTTTATAATCATCTGAATCAACATCTCCATCACTATCAAGGTCTTTACCTTTAGCTTCCATAGTATCAGAATAGGAAACAGCAGTACCTTCGTCTTCCATTTCATCCATGGGTAATGGTTTTTCTTCTTCTTTTTCAGCCATCATTTGTTTAATAACTTCTCCAGATTGAGCAGCAAAAGAATTTGGGTTTCCAGTTGTAATAACTTGACCTAAAGATTCTTTTACAATCTCCATTTTGGTATCACCATCTTTTAGTTTTTCACTATATCCACTTCCACCATAAGTTTCACCAGTATTTTCTTGAACTTTTGGTTCTGTGTATCCAAGACCTTTAACACCAAATTGGCCTTCTTTTACATAATGTAATGGATCTTTAGATAAATTTTTAACTGCTAATTCTTTAGCTTCATCTAAAGTTAATTCTTTATTATAATTAATTTCACATTGGATACCTGTAAGTACTTCTTGAGCATTAACATTATTGATGTTTTCTGTTTTATAATCATAATTATGAGAATCTACATTTTCAACAGTTTTATCTACTTTTTTAGCTTCAGCTTTAATTTTTTCATCTTCTTCTTTTGTATTTACTTTTTCTTCAGTATTTACAATAGGATCTAATGTACCACCTTCAGCTAGAAAGTTTTCAAATTTGGTCCAAAATGGGTCTTTTGGGCTTGCTTCAATGGTATTAATTGGCTTTAAAGTTACTACTTGACCTAATTCTTCGTTAATTAATCCCTTTTCTTTTTTAGGAGCAAATTCCTTAGAAAGTTGTTCGAATAATTCGTTTGATGACTGTTTCATAATTTATATTATTGTTGTAATAATGTTTCTATATCATTAAAATAATCATTTAGCATATCTGTGCCTATTACGACACTAAAACTATCTGGATTATCTCTGTAATATTTTATTGTTTCTATTTTACCTAGTTTAATTGCTTTTTTAATATCAACTAATCTGGCTTCTAATTTATCAAAAGCTTCTATACGTTCCTCATGGAATTTTGTAGCTTTAGATTCTTGTTCTTTAATATTACGATTATACATATTAAAATAATTTTTTAACATCAAGTCCTGAACCTTTTTGTACATACGTACCATTTTTTGTTTTAGGAACTAACTTATATTTAAATTGTTTTGTATAAGCACTATCAGTAACCCCATTAGGACCTGCTTTAGGGCCTGGACCTAAATCTGCTCCTATTCCTTCTTTTTTAGGTTTTTTTTTTTTTTTTTTTTTAAAGGCATAAGGTGTATTATACGCACCCGCCGCACCTGAAGTAGATATTTCTTCAACTTCTTTTTTTCCAGTCATAGCTTTTTCAGCTGCCTTTTTTAATAATGCAAGAGCTTGTTTTATTTGGGGTTGGGTTTTTATAGTAACCGCTTCACCATCCATCATTTCATCTGCTATATCTAATAAAGCTGCGGCTAAATGTTGAGGTAATTTAACATAATTGGCTACTTTAGTTTTATTTGAAGGATTTAAATCCATTACATCTCCATCTACTCCTGTAGCTTCTTCAATTTCCCCTTCCATAGTCATTCTTTTATACTCGTCTGGGTATTCATTACGGAGATGTTTTCGGATTTTATTTCTTAAAAGTCTAGCCTCTTCATATATTTTTCTAAACTCTTCATCATCCTTAGTTTTAGTATAAACTCCTTTAGCAGTTGAAACTAATGAATCTACATCATCATTTAATTTATCAAATGCTGGGAGTTCAATTACTTTCCATCCTATCTGGCCTGTTTCTTTATCTATAGAATTAACTACAAATTTAGTATCTCCATCTTTAGAATAAGTTACATCACCAATTTTAGCTCCAGTTTGTTTGGCTAAATTAGGAGAAGGTGCTTCTTTAAGTTTATATTTGAGAGCCATTTGCTATTTGTATTTCATTTACTAATTGGTAATAACGTAACAAATCAACTAAATTATTATCTCCAACTTTATCAGTTTTCTTTAATTCAGTTAAAAATTTAGATACCTCAGTAATTTTAATTTGGGTAGCTTTATCTTTAATATTTTTAGTTTCTTTAATTAAAATATTTTTTAATTCGTTAATTTTAGTATTATAGAAATTTCTTAAATCTGGTGTTGAATCTACTGAATTGATATATTCTTTAAGAATTTGTTTTTGATCGTTTGTTAATAAATCATATTTATCATTAAATTTTTCTAATAATACTTTATAGGTTAAAGTTCTTACATCTTTATCATAAGTAGAAAATTCATCTAATACTGATTGTTTTGAATCTTCTTTAATTTCTTTTTTAGTTAAATGTTCTAACAAAGTTACTTTATTTTCAACTAATTGAGAAGGATTTGAAATTTTAGATGAATTAATATTTTCGATTAAAGTATATAAAGCAGCTAATTCTTTATAATTTGTAATTTTAGAACCGAAAAAAGATTCTAAATTATAATGTTTTTTAATTTCATTAATCAAATTATATTTTTGTTTTTTTAAAGACTTTCTATTAAATTTAGTAGATGCCTCTAATATAGTATCAATAACCAAAGTAGCTCTACCTTCAGTTAATACTTTTGATTTTAATATAGACTCGTATAATTTATATTCCTTACCTAAGCTAGTGTTAACAAAATATTCTTTTAAGATATCAATAGCGGGAGAATTTGCACCTGTTAAGGTATCAGCCGTGATTTGTCGTACTAACAGTTCAAAAAGGATACCTGTATTCTTGTACTTTGAGTGTTTTATTTTCATCAAAAAATATATTTATTTATAAATATGTAAAGTTTTTTACTTCTTTAATTGGTTTTCATCTAATAGTGAAGATGTATCTTTATCTTCTTCAAAAATTAATTTCTTTTGATTTAATTTTTTAAAGATATCTTTGTTTTTTAAAAAAGTAGTTCGAGCACTTTCAAGAGCTAATGGACTTCCTCCTTTAAATTTAGGTCTGATAGAGTCAGAATCATTTTTATCTTTATCTTTCATACCTTTTACACCTAAACGATCTTTACCAAAATTATCATCTTGTGTATTTCGTTTTGTATTAGTTTCTTGTGGACGTCCTAATTTAGGATCATCTTCATTATACCCATCAGGAACATTTCCAGGATCTGTATACATTCTACCTTTACCATATAAAGAAGCTAAATCATGAGGTGTACCGTATGATTTACCTGTTTCAACTGGGTCGTTTCCTTCAGATTCGATTTGGGCTAATCTAAATTTACGTTTGGCATCTTCTCTAGATAGGTCTCTCATTTCATCATATTGATCTTCACTAAAGTGATAAACATTATCATAAATCCAATCAGATGATACTAAACCTTGTTCTAATAAAGATCCAGCTAATTCTGTTTTAGATTTTAATAATTCTACTTTTTCTTGTTCTAGTACTATTGAAGGACTAGTCATATTCAATGAAAAATTAGTTAAAGTTTCATCAGTATAACCTTGAGTATATAAATGAACTAAAGCAATTTTATTCAATTCTGAAAGGATTATTCGTTGTAATCTTTCAATTGTACGAGCAAATCTAATATCTTGAGCTGCTAATGTGGATTTTCCTTCGAGGTCTGCTTCATACCCCATAAAGGCTTTTGGGATTTTTAAAGCAGCAAATAGTTTTTCTCTTAAATATTCTACATCTTGAATACCATCATATTGTAATCCAGGAGTAGTATCTATTTTAGTTGTTTGATCATTTCCACGAACTGGGATATAAAAATCCTCCATCATGTTCATCATATTATATTTTAAATTGTATTCTCCAGTTTTATTATCTTGGAAAGGGGTACGCTTTAAATTTGAAATAGTTTTTTGCATAAATGCATCTATTTCATTTGGAGGAATAGACCCAACATTCATATAGAAAATACGTTTTTCAGGGGCACGAGCAATTCTATGAATTAACATTGCATCTTCCATTAAAACATATTGTTTGAATAATTTACGAGCAGGTTCGATATATGAACGACCATAAGGAAGATAATTAACATCTGAAATAAGTCTAAAATGAGCCATTTCATAGTTATCAAAATATATTCCAGGTTCATCCATTGTACCTCCTGGTTGTTGACCACCTACAGGGTACATACCTGAACTAATGTTAGATAACCCATCTGGGGAATATCTATATCTAATTTCTGTGGGATTTTCGGGGTTGAATCCTTCTTGTCTTTCAATGTGATATGCAGTGTAAGGAATTACATTGTATACTCCATATTTTTCAGCGATTTCCATTTTTAAGAAAAAATCACCATATTTACACATTTGACGAATCCAAGGCCATAAGTTAAACTCAACATTCAATACATCATAAAATAAATTATAAAGTATTTTTTGGATATCTTCATTGGCACTTCTAATTTGAAGCACTTCACCCATATCATTTTTAAGTGTAGATTCATCAGCTAAAATATCAAGTGCTGAAGCTATAATAGCATCTTGATCCATTACATCATATTCTGAATATAATGTTGGTCTAAGATATTGATAGTTTTGATTAAATTGGGCTCCATATAAAGATGAAGGATTAGTAGAATATATTCTGTTATATCTATCAATTAATGAATTAGTTTCTAATTCACCTGTTGCTTGGATAGTACTACTATCCATTACTTTTATTTGATTACCTCCAACGTTGCGAATAATTACATCAGTTGAAAATAATTTTTTTAATCTTGAAAATACGCTTTTATCAGCCATTTGAATATATTTGTATTGTTATAAATATTAACTACAGGAGCCACTTAATGTCTTCTCTACCATCTCCAGTATCTATATGATAAGGGTTATCAGCGCCTTTTGAAAAACCATAACCTCCTTGATATGCTGTTCTATTTACAGACATATTACCTAGGGCATTTTTAGTTGCTGCCAAACCTTGTTGTCTCATTTTTAATGCCGTATCTCTAATATACATTGCTATGCCAAAAGACATTACTAAATCATCATTATACCCACTTTGGGCTTCTGCTCTTCCATTTTTCCAAATAAAGGTTTTCATTTCTTCTATTAACCTTTTTGATTGAATTGTTACTCCTTTATCACTAATATACTCTTGGAATTTACCTACTATCATAGGTCTAGTCCTAGAGGACATTGTAAAACCAGCTACCATTTTGGAGTGGTCTTGATATTTATCAAAATACGAACTTGCATTGGCGGAGTCACTCTTTTGTGAATAGTAAAGGTTAGGATATTGTCTATCTAAGGCTACCTGTATAGTAGCCCACCCAATATTGGCATTTTCAATTACTAACATTGCTTCATTGTATTCTGTAGATAAACCTACTAATAGATGGCCATATTCTTTTGTGCCAATTTGTCCTTTATATTCTGCTACTTGTACATTGTTTGCTACATCAATTACATGACATGCAGAGTAATCTTTACCATCACCTCTAGCAACGTCAGCTACAACAATATAATCCCTAGTATAGTCAGGTGATTCCCAAACCCATAAATTTTGGTCTGCACCTCGTCTTTCTAGTGGGTTTTTTTGCAAAGGTTTTTTCATAAAAATCTATGTATTCAGGATAAAATACAATATCACCGGAAGTTGAGAAATCGCAATCACATTCCTGTGCCGCCATTCTAGGATCACCCAATAATTCATCTTGTGAATCTCTCCATTTTTGATCTCTTTCTGGGTGTACATTCCAAGGAAGTTTAATAGGTAAAAATTGATTTTCCCTTGATTCTGCTCTAACCCATGTTTGGTGGAACCAATTACCTGTACCATAGGGTGTAGATAATGCTATACAACCACCTCCAGTTGCTAATGTTTGTTGAGCTG